GCATGATCGCATTTTGGATTGCTTGCAAACGGAAAGAGAAGGCGTTCATCTCAGAGTTCGGAGCCAATGATAGAAGTTTAGACAGATCGTCTTCAACAATCTGATTATTCTTATCCTTGGTTTCCCACGGAAGCTTTGCAATCTGCGTGGAGATGTAGATGAGGCCGCGATAAAACGCGGCCACTTTCATTGCTGTGTCTTCATTCACGTAGACAGAGCCGCTGCCGTACATCCGGCGCGGCCCTCTCACTTCTGGAGTGGGAGATTTACGGTTCCAAAATTTCCAATTAAAGGCCACTTACAACCTCCCCAAAGAATTGAATGTGAAACTTGACCTAAGGTTGGTCTTTAGAGGGAATCATCCCCGTTTTCATCGCCTTCCGCAAGGTCATCCCCTTGTGACAGGTCTACTTCTCCACTTTTATCGTGGGTAAAGGGCTCCTCACCTTCAGGCATGTCACCGGATGCAGCTATTTCTCTTTCCATAGCCGCTTCCATATCGGCTTCATCTCCCGTGACAATAACGCCGCCACGCTTCAACCAGCGGTCCTTCATGTTTACCGGCACTTTGCACAGCTTATCTTTCTCATAGAGCAAGACGCCGTTGTAGAGTTTGTCTTCCGGAAAGCGCATATAAACATGGCCCGCTTCATCGGCCATCTTCTCATGCTCCTCTACTTCCTTCATGCGTACTCTATCGTCTTCATTCGGAGCCGGTTTGATGGACTTATTCTTGTTCTTGTTTTGATTCTTCTTAGACATGGCTTTCGCCTCCTTTTAAATGGAACGGGGAGATACTAGATCTCCCCGTCCAAAGATTCACCAAAATTTTGGCTTTGGTCAATTAAACTGCGAGTGCAGTTGCAGCGGGTTTCAAGCGTCCTACGCCCAGAGCCACAACTGTTCCGATACCTGCCGCGCCGGAATCAGCTGCGTTCAACGATACCCAACGGTAGCCGTCTGTCAGGTCACTCGAATGAACTTCAAAAATCAGAATCGCTTTGTTGTCGCCAACAAGCGAAGTCAGATCATAAGTATCGGCGGCAGACGACGGTTCAACTTTTGTGAACACAGTGGCCGCTCCAAGCTTATGGTAGTACTTGTTCGAGTGCGAGAGTGCAGCGGGTGTACCGCTGGACGCTACAGTGTGTTGATCGAAGTCCAGCGTTACCGCTGTACGGCTTGTTGCCGAGTTGAGGATGACAAGAAAGATGACCTTTTCGAGATCTTTCATATCAACACGCGCGCCGGTCATGTCAGTGGTGTTCCAGTCAACCGGATCAATGATGGACTTAGGAACTACTTCTTCCGCGAAAAACGAATTTTGTAACATTTAATTTCTCCTGAAAGGAATTTTTTAAATCAAATCACTACGAGGCCGGGAACAGAGAAAGGGATCTCTTGGTAGAGATCCCTCATTCACTTACTAGCGGTCTTCCAGCTTCACGAAGCCAGACATTGTGTAGCTGCCGTACTGAGTTGTGACCGGAGCCTGGAAGGGCACGCGGCCATCAATGCGGTACGAGAAGCGGAACGCTGTCTTCTCAGTGTCGAAGTAGACGTGGATCGATTGAGCCGACTTCACACCGCCGCCTGTCTTAGTCAGCGTGTAGTAGTAGCTCAAGTTCGCGAACAGGATGTCTCCAGCGTCTCCCAAAGCGGGCATTGCGCTCATCATCGGGAATACCGGGCGGCCCAGCAACAATCCGTAGGGCGATTGGTTCATCTGCGAACCCGGAGCCAGATAGATGTAGTTTCCTACATCGTCTTTCATGCCGAGAAGTTGCGGCTCTGCACCGGCATTCATGTACCAAGCTGCACCCGCGCGGGCGATTGGCAACATGCGCGAATACATATTGATGATGTTTTTCGCGTTGATGGTGTCCGCTGTTTGCATCGACTCTTTCGCTGCCTGGATTGTGAATCCGGAGCCAAGGATACCGCTGGGTTTGCCCACGCCGTTACCGCTGATGATGGCTTCGTTCACTTTGTGCATGATCGCATCCGGAGCGGCTTGTTTGATGTAGGCTTCGAGAGCCGGTGCATCGTCAAGCAACTCATCGGTAGCAACAACAAGGGCTCCAAGTTTCTTCAACTTGAATTCCGCTTGTTTGAAACCGGGCTTCGATTGAGTGAAGGGAGCGCCTTCAGCCATCCAGTAAGCGACAACGCCGCTGTTCCAGGGCTGAGTCTCATCCACATTCACAGTCATCGAATTGCCCGATGTCTTGAGTTGGGTTGTTTGCGAGAACAACGATTCACGTTGATCCAACTTCTTCAAGATGCCTTCTGCGATGTCGGGCGGAACCAAGAAGCCGCCGTCTTCCCCGTTCTTCTCAAACGCAGCTGCGTTTTGAAGTTGGGGAGCCATTGTTCCGGTAGCCGCTTTTTTGACGGCCATCATGAAATCACCGGAGTTGCTGAAGCCGCCTAAACGGTCTTTAGCATCAGCGCCCACGGTCACGCGCGGAGTGCTGTTTGTCGGACTCGGATCTGTCTTACGGCCCGGCGTTTTGTTTTTCATTGCTTCAACTCGTTCAGCCGTATCGAGTTGAGCACTCAATTTGTCGAATTCTTCGCCAAGAGAGTTGATCTCATCTTGTTGCTCTTGTGTGTAGCCGTCTTCTCCAGCTTTGATGCCGTCAAGCTTGGCTTGGATTTCCGCAAGGCGCGCTCTAATTTGTTCCGGATTCATTTACCATTCTCCTAGTTGTGGTTTCTGAAACTTGTTGAGGCCGCTACGCTACTTGCGAGCTAATCTTTCCCCAATTTTTTTACTCAATTCACTGACTGCCTGGTTGATAACCTTCGTTTCTGACTTGAAGGTTTTCGGTTTCTTGTTGATCCATTGCTTGTCGAAAGCAGAGGCCGCGATTGGCAGGGAATCTTCAGCCTTCTTATCAACGAAACCTTTTTCAATTGCCTGGTCTGCATCCATCCAAGTCTCTTCTTCGAGCATTGCGCGAAGTTCAACTTTGTCCATTCCAGTTTTCTTGGAATAGATGCCGAGAAGTTGCTCCTCTACATCCAGCAATCTATTGATTGTATTGTCGAGATCCATCCGATTTCCCCAAGTGAAAGTCCAGGGAAGGTGGATCATGTACAGGGCTCCCTCACCGATGATTACCTCATCTCCGGCAAGTGCAATGATCGAAGCAATCGAGGCCGCAAGTCCATCAATATAGACTGTCTTTTTGGCTTTGTGTTGCTTCAACCGATTGTAGATTGCGATGCCTTCAAAAACATCCCCGCCGCCCGAATTGATCCGGACAGTGAGTTCATTCACTGTGGGCTCAAGCTTTGCCAGCGCATCCGAAAAATCTTTGGCAGAGAATGAGTCTCCCCAGAAACTTTTCCCGATGTCCGCGTAGATAATGATCTCCGCTTTTGTGGCGGATTCATTTCGAATTTGGAAAGGCTTGCCCTTGGCTTTGAAGTCTAAAATTTTTTGTGGCATTAGGTTTCCCCGTAGCCGAAAGATTAGGGCGAATTTATTCATCAAGTAAAGAATTTTTTCAAAGGCCCAGGACCTAACGCGAGTGGACAGAAGTTTGGCTACACGATGCCTTTGGCTTTCAAAAGCAGAAATATCAAGTCTTGATGGTCCTTTATGATCTGATCGTGATCGATAGGGACCTTGGCTAAGTCGCGGAGATTTTTGTCAAACTCCTTGGCCCGAAGTCTGGATTCTTTTTCAACGAGTAGATCCAAAACTTCAGGTTCGGAATATTCGACGCCGGATGGAGAGATAAATCTATTCTCCATCAGGCCGTACAAAAATTTTCTGGAAAGATGTGGGCTGGGCGTTCTTACCACGGGCTTACTGTGACTGGGATCGCTTTCGGATCTTCTTTGTTTGATGGACACCATTTGTCCTCTTCCTTAACCCAATACTCATGACTGATGTCATCGGGATGTATTTCGGCGTTATCCCAACCTTCTGCATTCATTGCTTTGGAAAAGGTAGCGGCATCGTGATGCCCCTCGAGAATTGTGTATACAGGATCGTCACCAATAGAAAGAGTTTCTGTTTTCATAGAGTCCTAATTCCTCTGCTTTCATAGACGGATGCTTTTTCTTCGTTTTGTAACCATAGAGCAAGAGCCATCAGGATGGCAATAATCGGATCAATTTTTAATTTTACATGGCTCTTTCGCGGGTAGACATTGGCATTGTGGTCTTCTTTCCCAACGACATTCCCAAGACACCAACGAAGGAGGGGAGATCCATTGTGGCGAATCTTTCCCTCACGCATCAGAGAATCAAGTTTCTTCATCGGCTCAGAAAAGTTTGCGACGTTCATTGCCATCTTGACCATTTCAATTTTCCCGGCAAGCTTTTGGGCCATCTCAGTAGCATTCCACGCATCGTATGCGCATTCTTGAACCCGGTAAGTCTTGGCAATCATCTCTGCATCGCCTTTGATGTTGTCGTAGTTGATGGCTTTACCCGGTGTTTTTATCAAATGGCCGCTGGCAATGCAGTTGGTGTAAAGATCATTTTTTGTTTTCGGATCTTCAACCGTAGCTTCCGGAATATAGCTGCGATCAAAAATATAGTAGATGCCATTTTCTCTGAATACTTGGCCAATAGACGTTAAGTCGATGTGAGAGGCCAAATCAATTCCCATTCTCATCGGCTTGTTCTTGAAGTTTTCAATCTTCAAAGTTGGATCAGCACACTCATCCCATTTCTGAAGATCGTAATACGCGTTGGCCTCCGATACCCAGATGTTCATGTGCTTGATCTTGAGACCTGGAATGTCTGCCGGGACGATCAGAGCCTTGTCTACTTTCGCGCGAAGGGACACTGGATCTACTGAGACTCCGTAATTGGGATTGGCCTTAATCCAAAGATCTTCATCAGCCCAGTCCTCATCATCCTCTAGGCAATATACTGCCGCAAAGAATTGGTCATCTTCTTGCTCTCCAGTACAAACTTTCTTTGCGTATGCTGATTGGGAATAGCCAACGGAATCGACGCTCTTACCGGCAGTAGTGATGCAAAGAGTGAGAGAGTCTTTCCGCTTGGACATACCAGACGTGATAACTTCAAAGGTATCGCGGTTCATCGCGTGCAACTCATCGCACACGGCCAGCACGTCGTTTAGTCCGTCGAGACCATTATGATCTGAAGACAATGCACGCATCGTGGAGTTGGAAGATTTTTGTGTGACCGCGTGGGCAAGAACCTTCACTCCGAATTTACTAAGGAAAGAAGAATTCTTAAGAGCCATCGCGCGCGATGAATCTAGAACAATTCGCGCTTGATCTTTCTTTGTCGCAACGGTGGAGACTTGGTTTCCGTTCGGATTGTCCATGCAGAGAAAGTAGAGCGCCGCTTGAGAACACATTGCAGACTTCGCATTTCCACGGGCAACTTCAAGATGCGCAACACGGAAGCGGCGGTAGCCGGTCTCCTTGTTGACGAATCCCATAATGCACATCCATACCCAACACTGCCATGGTTCAAAGACAATATTCTTTGTGGACCATTGGCCAATGACGTGCTCAAATTTTTGAACTAGACGTAGAAATTTCTCGGCTACTTCAGGAGCAAATCTCCACTCTGCTTTTCCATTTTGAAGATCTTTGAGATAGCGATTGCACGCGCCAATGACATACTTAGAGGCAAGTATTTTCCCTTCCACGATGTCTAGGGCATACTGATGTCCCTTGTCGCAGTACGGATATTTCTTGGGATCGAAAAACTTTCTTAGCTCCATTCATCCTTGTCTTGGCTGCCAGAGCCGCCGCCCTCTCCAGGCGTATCATCTGAGTTGATGTCCAAACCGAGTTGTTTAGTGACACTCCGTATTTCAACCATAACATGTTTCCGGAGTTCAACTTCCGGATAGAGTTTGATCTGCTTCCCTTGCCTACCGTTAGCCTCGTAGGTGTGGCCGCGTGTTCTAACAAACTTAGAAAGCTTCTCATATTCTTGGTAAAGATCGCAGAGAATCTCAAGTTGATTGAGGTACGCAATTTTAAAATTAGGCTTCTTGGCAAGAATCTCAATGAATTCCTTCCACCGTTTCCTAAAGATATGATTTTTCTTTGGCGGTGGATACTGGACGTAAGGATGTTTTCCTGTAGGCCAGTCTTTAAAATGTTCTTCTAGACCGTCCAGAAGCGGATCGTCTTCCAACGTCTCCTCTTCTTCCGGATCTGGGATCTCAGGCGGCAGAGTCTTTTCACTCCACTCAGTATTGCGCGGGCGTCCAATGTACTTGCCGTGCTTTACTCTCTTGTCTTTTTTCTTAGAGATCGTAGTACTCTTCTTTTTGTCCTTCATCTGGCTTTCCCCTTTGGCTCAAAACCTTTTGTTCCGTAATAATTGCTGTGTGCTCAAAGAGCGGCTTTACCCAGAAGTCTCCCATGATGTTGTCTTTTACATTTCTGGTCTTGAATGCTTTTCTGCCCTGTCCATCTTTGAATATATCGAAAAAATATTTAACTGAAGTGAAGTCAGGAAATTGTAGGGATCTGTCACCGTTCTTTTTCTGGTTTATTTCCTGCATGGAAGACCAGAGGAATCCCTTTTCTTCATCGTAAGTAATGCGCGCAGAAGTTTGTGGGTTGGCTTCCAGAACCATCGTTGCCGCTTTCTTCTGCCAACGGCTCATCGACGTGTGAGCCAGAGTGTAGAACATCGGGCC